CCATTTTGTAATAAATGTGTTGTTGTGAACGGACAAGTGATCGATGCTTCCGGATGTCATAATATACGCAACTGCACGTTCAATCACGGTCGTTTTGACAGAAGAGCGCATTACAGAAACATGTATGTGTAGTTCTAACGAGGACTCCACACCACATTTGGTGTGGAAATAAATGTTTATCTTTTAGATTTCTTCGTTGTAACTAGTTTTATTTTTGATTGTTGTATCGTTGATTCGACTTTACCGGCCAATATCGCGTCCGCCATTTCTTCTTTCGCCAAGCCTTGTTGTTCGCACAAGTCCTCTAAATAATTTCTATACGATTTTTTATTTCTAGTTATTTTTTTATCGAATTGATGTATTTCAATAACGGTGTCTTCGTCTATTCTTATTCCCTTTTCGCCGGTTTGAATAAAATAATCAATAATTTCCCTTTGAATTTGTTTCCTTTCAAGTGTCAATTCTGCGAGTATTTTCTTTTGCAGTTTTGTACGTTCGTGGTTTGATAAAAACGCCGTCGATAACATTTCACTCATTTTCTTCTAAATGAGATACTTTTAATACGTCGTCCGGTAATGTCAATCCGTATGTTTTATCGGCTTCTTCCGGACCCATAATCGATATTAAAATGCGTTTTTCTTCGTCGGTTAAGTCTTCTGGAGATAATCCGTCTCGAATCATGGTTTGAAGCTGAGCGGCTATCTCGTACAACGTTACATTTGGGTCTTTTCGATTCGTAGTATTAGACACCGCATCGAAAAATCCACCAGTTTTAAATAATTCTTCGCCTATGACCGAGAATTTATATCTATCTTCGGGAGTTAAACAGTCAATGGTTTTTTGAATCTCTGGATCCGACCAAAGCGAACGCGTGTTGGATCCAGAAGCTGATAAAACTTTAGATGGTTCGGGTTCAATCGTATTACTCGATCCTTTTCCGGCAGAATATTTTGCAGATAATTTTTGGCGAGCTGTGTAATTTCTATCTAATTTTAACGATCCGGATTCTACCATTTTCATCGCTTTCTTTCGCATCTTTTTATTGATTTGATCCATGCGCCTTTTTTCTAGTCGATAGTTTTTGGTAACCGATGATTAATTATTTGTAATAACTTTTTTAACTTAATCGGATGAATTTGTGATAAAATATCGTTGATTCTAGATGGAGTGGTGCGTTGTTTCGTAGTAAGATATCTTTTATGAATTATATTAAGAATATATCGTTCTAGCCTAGAAGACGGAATATTAGAATCGTTATTTACGAATATTTGTAAATATTTCGAATGTAAATATTTTGCCACGGTATATATTTTTTCTTCCAAGTCGTTCGCAATTGGAATCATCGTCGGATAGAGCGTAAAAAATATCGGTAAACTTTTGTAGCTAGTGTTTCTTATTATTAAATAATTGTATCGAAGATTTGCTTCGTCGAGAGGTGTCGCATTAGCTACTGACATCGTAGTTGGTTGGTAGTCTGGGGTCTCCATTTTAAATATAAATAAAAGACTTGAAATATTTTAGCGAACTGCGCGAGTACGATGTTTGTTAATGACGTCATTAAGTCGCGCGTGGTCGATTTTATTGTACTCGAATGGTATTTTAAATTCCGTATTATCGTCCAAACTTAGATAATAATTATGACCCCGTTTAATTATCAAACCACCGCCCGTATTCGTGGCCAAGAGATTATATAATTTTTGTATTATATTATCGTCTTCTCTGATACTACATTCGATGAAAAACGGATGAAATTGCATATTTTAAAATAAACAATATATTAGGTTTTTAAACACATCCGGTCTTTGAATAATAATATCGTTCGTGCGTGAAAAATGAAATATATTTTTATAACGTTACATTTTAAAACTTTAGACCATTGACTCACAATGAAGGTGTTGCTTTTGAAAATAACTTTAAAAACGCTTTTACGGTGAGTTAATCGTGAAAAATTCGTCGTGCGTCATTTATATTTTAAAGTTATTCGAAAAAATTGCAATTGTATAACTTAAAAATGGACGAATATAAATCCGTATGCGATTTAAATGTGGTTAGTTGTATAAATATATAAGTTTTTCAAAGCGGTTTAAAGAGGCTACGCTGTGAACGAAGATTTATGCGTAAGTAATAATATAATTACGATAACCAAAAAAGCGATAGCTAATATCGAAACAACGCGTCTAATGTAGGAAATATTAGAAACAAATGCGGCTGTCCTAGCAGATATGGTGTCTATAGACTTTACTATCGTTTGTTCTTGTTCAGGGGTAAATCGTTCTATCTTATACGATGACATTCTTTTATCCATATTAAATTTAATATGGATAAAATATAATAATTAGATATCGGATAATACAGTCGGCGGAAGTATTTTATGACGCAACAGCGAGCGTTTACAAAAATTTAAACCGACTATCGAGCGTGTCAATTCGTATAACGAAGGCACGATAGGTCTCTCAGCAACTCCGAATGCATGCTCGAGCACTTTTTCCAACGTTAAAGTACAATCGTGTACATAATCCGTTGGATTCGTCGTAAATTTCGTGTCGAACATGTACGTCCAATAATTTTTCAAAACTGACAAGTGTTTGGTGAGCACGTCTCCGATATTAGCTTTAATACTAAATTCATCGGATTTTTCGATGAATATTGTACATCCGTTACCATTAGTAAGTGGAATCTTTTCGTTGTTTTTCCACGGAATATTATTATAATTTCTTGCAGATTCGACAAAAACTGGATCTATTATAGATATGGCGCTAACATGCCAATAACATACCGGTATGTTATTTTCAATCGCGAAAGACATGTTAATACCACATTTAGAACAGGTTAAAACGTCTGGGTCGCAGTAGCTTTTTTGCGGCCCATAAGTACGTATTAATTTACACGGGTTCAAACGCTTGCGGTTTTTTTTAAAAGATCTTACCGTTTTTGAACTCATGATAAATTACTATGTTATACTACGTTATTATACTACGTTGGTTTAACTCATTCATATTTATATGCATATTAATTCAACCGATTTAATATTAAATATAAAATGTCAGATGTCAAAGAAAAATTTTGCGGTGTATGCGCGGCTGTACCACTTGCGTTAGCGGGCTTAGGAGGAACGGCTTATGCCGCGTCTGGTTCTGAATATAAAAAAAGAAACGTTATAATACTCATCGGATGTTCTATAATTCTCGTAGTGTCTATTTTTCTATATATCAAATATAGTGACTGTAAAACGTGTCGTGTATAAAAATCGATGATCGTAAACCCATATTAAATGTAATATGGATTCGTAAAGCTTTCAAATATGCGTCTGTATTCCGTCAGCCAAATTTTTATTTTTATACGAAGCGTCTGTCGTTACGTCTTTTCCAAACCAGTCTGGTGGTTTAAACGCATTTGCTGCATTTTCTGTATCAAATTCTACCTCTACTGTTATCAATCCAGATAATTGTTGCTGGTATACGTCTACTTCGAATTTACAACCACTATTCCGATCGTGTATACAATATCGGTGTTTATTAATAGTTGGCTTATTGGCGTTAAACATCTGTTCAAAAAGCTTACAAGAAATTTTAGTTTCAATTTCTTTTCGCGTCATTCCCGTTCCAAATTTTATCGTCAGTACGAATTCGGAATTTATACCTTCGAAAACGCGACGAATTCGTACTTCTTCGTCTTTGGTTATTGCTAAATATTGTTGAGTTATTCGTTTACACGCAGCCGGAAGAATCGGCAACGTTTTAACAAGATATTTACGTTCTATTTCCATCTCTTTTTTATAAATCGAAGTATCAATTATATAATTTTTCATGTTTAAGTGCGTTTTTTATGATACCCTTAGTAATGCCATTATTCTACCGTTTGCGACATCATCGATCGATCGTTCTATATGCGGATTCATTACAATTTTACACCCGTTGGCGTCGTCTCCCGACTTTATTTCGATTAACGGTTTGTTAGAGCCCATGTACGCGTATATTTTAAGATCGAACGGCGTACAAGCCAATAACCATTCGTAAATGGATTTTGTAGCTTCTTCGATTGTTTTAACCGGAACGACGATATATATTTCGTCTGATTTTGCCGGTTTAAAATAATATCTCGCTTTGGTGTTTACCAAATTGTCGTACACGTGAGTAGAATCGTATTCGTAAGTAGTTATTAAATTTTGTATAGCCTCTTCGCCATTTAAAACATACGTCATAGGAATATCTGTGTCTAATATAGACGGATTCAGCAAGTTTACGCAATTATCCATCGCGTGTGTTAGCATCCATTGACGACAAGCGTACAACAATCGTTTATTGTCGGACGTAAGTCCTCCGTGAGAATTGGCGTATCGTAAAAGAGCCGTATCCAATGATACTGATTCTGAATTGACAACATCCGACACTTCATTTATCGTATCTTGTAAGAATTTTAACGCGTTGTGTTTGTTACGACTATATTCGGCTACAGCACTCGTGGCATTAATATAATCGTATTTAGGTTTAGAAGTTGCGACAGAAATATCATCATCGGTTACGACGTCGTCTACTAAAACCGTAAATACTAATTCCATTCGTATTACCACTTCACGTGTTTTGTTGTTGCGTACTCGTTTTTCTACTATGACACAATTTGCTATAATTTTAGCGTTTATGGCTTTTTTAAGCGCTTTTATAGTCGTTCTAGGTAAAGTGTTTACTACGGGTGCAACGAAAGGCGGCAGCGGATTATCTGGAACTAATGAAATATATTTATCTTTCGCGTTTAATACGAATGCTCTACATTTTCCATGAGAATCTATAACTTGTCCAGCTATATTCATTCGAGACAATCTCGGAGGCGGTAGTTCTTTCATGTTACAGTACGAAACAGTCATCTTTCTAAATATAGAATAAATCGTCTTCGTAATCACCCCCAACGGTTTGAATATAGCGTTAAACGATTCCGGTGGACCGAATGTTTCTCTATGCCCGATCAAATCGACTATTCCCGACTCGTGTTCTAACAATAAAAACGTTTCTATACTAGGTTTAAACTTTATATACATACAAGAATGAGACGGTACTATTAATCCATCCGCGTTAAATACGAACAAATTACAATCTAATAATAATTCTAATACTCTAATAAACAGTTTTGGAGACAATCGATGATTGAGTAACGCGTTTGTAATTTCTGATGGCTTCATGAAATACAATTCTTGTTTAGCCGCATTCGCGTACGAATCTATATTATTCACGAGAGTAGAAAATACTTTTTGAATTCTGTTATTTATTGTAGATACGCGCATTCGTTTGTACTTGATTTGATGTCGTGCGAGTAATATAGCTTCGATTGCGGATATTTTACTATCGCGTATAACACGTCGTTCAAATTTTAACAATGGATTCATAGATATTAATTTAAAAAACTGCTCGAGATTCGGTGGTAACGGCAGTAAGTTTCCTTCGCGAGCATATTGCGGCGCTTCAAATTCTATAGATTGCGGCGATTCGATTGGTTCGTCATAAGATACGCCTATTCTCTTAATTATCGGAATATTTTCCATAATGACCTGATCGCTGACTACTGATTCGTTTACAGTGGCTTTTTTACGAATGGCTTCTGAGAAAAAGTAAGACCTATACGCCGACCCCTTTTTCTCAGACTGATTTTTTGCAAAACAACACGGAACATACGGAAACAGTTTATTGTTAGCGAGATCGTTAGTTCTTAAACCTATATACTTGTGCGCTTCGGTATCACAAGTATATAATCTAGGTTTAATAATTTTACCATCTCGCCCTCTTTCGTTTTTAGCTGGAAATTCCATTACTTCATTTGCGGTTTCTGATCTAGAATTAATCACTATTGGCGGATTAGTACACTGTCTAGTAAATTTTGGGTAAAATATTTCGGGTTCAATTCCTCTTAAACCTTTTAAGCCTTTAATTTTTTGAATTCTTTTGGTAGTTCGAACTTTATTTATGCATTTATTCGTATCAAATCCGATTATCGATTTATAATCAGCAGCAACTGCTTCGTATTCGTTATTATATACCGTTAAGAGTTTAGATATTACCATTTGCATAACTTTAGCAGCGTGTGCGGTTTTAGTTCTCAATCTACACAATACGTACCAGGTTCCTATAGATTTCATTCCGTATTCGTCGATATATTCGGTTTGTTTTAATGTAATACTACCGGCGTCCGGTGAGAGATCGGTATCGTCGGTAACTAATTTAACATATACGCTATTGGTTACGATTCTTGAAGCGTGTATAAACTCATCTAAGGCGACAAATCTGTTAACCGTATCGTTAAGCATTACAATGTCTGCAAATATCACGGGGTCGAAACATTGATTAGGTATTGCAAAATGAGATACTACTAAATTATCGTGGTAGATTGTCGGAATAGTAAAATCATCCGTACCCAGCGCGGTTAATATTCGATCTACATATTCTTCTTTGGTAAGATTGCGTTCTTTATTCATTATGGCGTCTATCGTACATACCAATTTACCCGCGTCTGTGACAGTTAACGCGCCATTTGTATAATGTTTAAATCTGTTGATACCCGTAACCTCTCTATAAACGCGTTCTGAATTTATTTTAAACAGTATAACGTTTGTTAATTTTAACATTATCCATTCGGGATTAATCCGAAAATCGGAATAAACTTTATACGATACATTACATTCACCATCCACGCAATTCGAACACGTAATATACGGTACAAATATATTAGGAGATGTGTTATCGAATAATTTAGCAAGAGATCCGGAATACACTCCAAAATCAACGGTGAATTGAGATCGATCCAAATCGCATTCTGTATACGTCACCATAGGAATAGTGTCAAATGCAACCGCGCGTGCCACAATTTCTTTAGAATTCGTTTTATTTTGTAATATTTCTTTGTCTAATTTACCGATAATCGAATATCTATTCATCCATATAGTATCGGGATTTTTATATATATCGCCTCGAATGGATGCCAACAGCGCGTTTAAACTATTATCGTTACGACCATTCGCTTCTTCTAAACTCTTATTCGTAGCTATAAAGATGTCGTGAACCTCTTCGCGAGTTACACCTTGCGGGTAGGGTTGAGGTGGAACAGATAACGTATGTTGATTTCGTATCGAGGAAAGAAAATCTACGACAGTGATAGACGCTATATCCAACTCTTCTTTAGTATGCGGAATAGGAGGAGATATTATTAACCATTTAGGTAAAGAATTATACATTGCTGCTATTCTGGCAGTAAGAATGGCAACAGTGTCCGTTTTATACGTCGTATAATGAGTTCCGTTTAATATCATTTTATGATCTGAGGATATGACTCTCGGTTTGAAAAGTAGGCCATGGTTTTGGAAGCTAATAAACAGTACCACGCGGTAAATAAATATATTATTGCGTTTATTAACAATAGTAAATCGTTATCCGATGAAGTTAAAACTGCGCTTATATCTGAGTGGAAAAATACATCTGGAGCGAAACTTAAAACTACGATGCATAAAAGTCATACGAAAACTCCTCGAAGGAGAATAAGTTCGTATTTGTATTTTTGCGCAGACGAGCGTGCAAAAATAAAAATGGAGAACCCATCTCTTAATATCGAACAATGTACGTGTTTATTGGGCCAACGATGGAGAGAATTTCAGCAGAACCCCGACCCAATTCGTATGGCGACGTATATCGCAAAGGCGGATGCTGACAAGAAACGATACGAAGATGAAAAGAAATTATACGAAGGAGATGAAGTACCGCTTTGTATTGATGCTCCGGTGAAACGTCAGAGATCCGCCTACTTAAACTATTGCGCAGCGAGACGCGCGGTAGAACCTAAAATTTCGATGAAACTTTTGGGCGCCGGATGGGCCCTTGTAAAGGCTAATCCGGCTGAACTAGCATTATATTCACCGTTAACTACCTAAAGCCTAATATAGAGTCCATTCTACTTTAAATGTAAAGTAGAATGATTGAAATTAACTTTCTCGTACGGAATTTACGAATATATTCCACCACGTATATACAGATTCTATAACGAGTGTCGTTAGATTTAACGGAATACCGCCAGACTTTCGATCGAGCACGATGGCTTCGATGTATATATCACGACATCCGTTTAATACAGCTAATGGTACCGGAAACGGAACGATAGCCGAAAGAACGTATTCGAGTAGTAATCTACATAAGCGACCATTACCATCGCCAAAAGGATGAAGAGATATTAGGTTGTAATACATCCAAGTAGCACATTTAAAATAATTTAATAAATATTCAGAATTTGGATTATTTACAAGATCTTTGGATAATATATCGTATTGTAGCTCGTTGTATCTATCCAAAACAGACAGTATACATTCTTCACCTTCGTATTCTGTTTTAAATATCGGATACTCGTGTTTGTGTCCATTCCAAGATGCAAATCTTCTATCGGTACTGATTTTACCACCACACGACATTTTGGTCTGTAAATTGATCATAAGAATTTTGTGAAGATTTAATACGCACGCGTCCAAATCTATAAATCGTAAATGGTTAAATTCAGAGTTTATAAGATTGTGCAGTAAGTCGTAAGCTTTACTAATATTATTCGTTTCAGTTGTGGCATCGTCGACTGTAATATTCGTTTTAAGAATTATATTTTTAATAATATTACTATCCACGATGCCAATTTCTTCTTGACGACACGTATGCGATATAAATAAAATTTTATATCGTTCGGTTAAAGAATTTAGTACATGATTAGTAATGTCGAGTTTTACGCGATTCCACCATATCATATTATTAACGATATCGTTTAACATATCGTTTACACTCGAACGGTTGCTTAAATCGAACCACGAAATAGTTTCAACGGGCGTAAATTCGAGCAAACTAAAACACGCCATGTCTTTGATATACTTTATAAAATTCGTATAATTATTCATATATTCTTCGCAAAATGTTGCGAAGAATACAAAAGAAAACTTACAAAGGAATCACAGATATTCGTGATTTACAAACCATTTTGGCGGCTAACACGTACCGTTGTTGATCCATTTTTATGCTTGGTGCTGGTTCAAACCGTTGATTCGAGTGCGCTCCGAGGCCAGTTCCTCCAGCTTCCGGACCGTCGCATTCTACGTAGTCCGTGTGGTATAGCTTCTTTTTCGGTCGTTTCCGAGAAGAATTGGCTTCGCTACTTATAGTTACAACTATCGTACCAGCTTCTGAATTAAAACCTAAATTCGCCATTCTACCTTCGTTGCTGTTGGTTGCATAAAAAGTTAACTTCCTGTCTACTTTAACAGTGCGTTCGATTTCTGCGATTCCGCTTGGATTAACTCTAAATGTTCCAACGGGTTTACCATCCACATCAACTACCGCGTCTATTTTAAGATTTTTGTCGTGATTGACAATATGTATTTTGTATTCTTGTCCATGATCTAAAGCGAACGCACCATCATTATACGGAATGATGGTGCCGGTTTGACCGTCGAGCAAAAACACCGAATACTTCTCGGTAGATATAGACATGATTATTGAGTAAAATTATTAGTTAATAAATTTTAATAATCAATGTAATTCATATTTAGTCAAACGATATTTAATACTTAGTGGTAATCGGTAATTCCTAGTTCTGCCGCCAATTTTTCACGTGGCAAGCCGTGAAATCTATGATGAATTTGCTGTAATTTGGCAAACGTTAATGGATCTAAAGCAACATTAAGACCATATCGTTTATATACAATTTCGGCCGGAATCATTATTTCGGGTTTAGAAAATCGCGTTGGTGTCGGTGTTGGAGAAGTCGTGTAACCAAACGCTCCGAATGATTTAAAAGAGCAATTAGAAGGCGGTGGACTCGGAGCGGTGCCGGTGCAATGTTTTTTAAACCTGTTATATACGTCTCCGTTAATTTTGATTTTTCGACCGGTCTTGGGATTTAAATTCGGATTTTTTCGCCATTCGGCACAGGTTAATGGAGATAACGTATTACGCGATTTACATCTGACTCGTAAACTATCACGATTTGTACTCGATTGTTCGCATTCCTTTTTAAGTTCGTTGTATACCTTACCACCAATTTTAATTTTTCGACCGGTTTTAGGATTTATACTCGGATTATTCCGCCATTCGTTGCAAATATTCATTTTATTATGTTTTAAATATTTGCCGTACTTAATTTGATATAAAACTTACTTTTATCAAGTCATACAAAAATGTGTGTCATTATCGTAATATTAATATTACTTATCGTCGTGATATATATTAATATTAAACCCGTTGAAGGGTATGGATCGTACGCTTATTCCACTTTAATGGACTATGGAAAATATGGACCGTACAACTACGCGTACAGCGATTTTTACAACGAAACTCCGGAAATTACGAACGTTGTAAAACGATGCGCCGCTGGACCTTATACGTATTCTTCTAATCCGACATTCGGTGCTATATGCGGTACAATACCTCAAGACGTGTTGGACAAAGTAGACTGTAGACGTGTAGAACGGGTACACTATACGGCTCCGGCGTACGGTGGAGGGTGTGGGAGCTATAATTCTCAAATGGCGCCGGGATACAGAGTTACCGGATCTCCGCAGCTTAAATATCCGGTATTACATAGTACGATAAATTTTGTGTAAAAATGTGTCAAAATTTACTGCGTCCACATGCACCCTTCGTATATTATTAAATCTTTTACAGTTTTTAACGGCTCATTCCGCCACTCTGATGAATTCCAAAAATTCGCATAATCGTTTACATCTTTACGTTTTAATTTTGAGATTCGTCTAGTTTTAACGAATCCGGTTTCGTCGGGATCGCAATCGAAATCAATGATTCTTACGTCGCCATTTGATGTGTTAAACACTATATTTTCACAATGTAAATCGCCGTGAAACACATCTAAGTCGTGAAGCCTATCCACCACCGACGCAATAGCGTTTTTTATAACGTTGGGAATTCGATTATACTTTTCTTTGTAGCTACCAACTGTATATTCGTATGGTTTCGTCGATATTATTCCATTGATGTAAGTATATTCTGGAAAAATGTTTCCTACTCGTTTTATGATATTAAATGTAGCCGACGATATTCGTTTTGAAAATGCATAGTCGTTTTTACACGAAATAACGGTATTGTTTTCGTCGCACTGTTTTTTTAACTTGTTGTACACACTTCCTCCAATTTTGATTTTTCGACCAGTTAGAGGATTTATATTCGGATTTTCTTTCCATTCTGCACACGTATTACGCGATTTCGAATCACGACTTGTACTCGATTGTTCGCATTTCTTTTTAAGTTCGTTGTATACCTTACCGTCAATTTTGATTTTTCGTCCGGTTTTAGGATTTATACTCGGATTTTTTCGCCATTCGGTACAAATATTCATTTTAATTACTTGTCGTTTTGATATCTCTACATTAAATATAATGTAGACTGTAAGCTTCAAGTTTTATCGTGTTTTATCATGTTTTTTAACGAAGCCCAACTAGTTTAATAACGGATTTGTATTGTCGTCGATACTATCGTGTTTTCCCCACGAATATCCTTTAAATACTTTTTTTTTAATACCTCCTCTGGTAACCACTTCTACTACATCTCCCAATATAAGCGAAAACGTATTAATAATAACTTTCTTCGTCGCGGTTAACTTTTCACCGGCATAATTAACTCTCCACCAATCACGATATCTGGTGGTTAACTCATCTACCGATATTTCTCCGCGCGCATCTTTTTCTAATTCATCATCCCTAAACTCGCTAGTAGGATCGTTATTATTCTCTTCTTTATACATATTCGTGGCTATTCTAACCTTATCTGGAATAATTCTATTTTTCTTATTTAGGCATCTCAGATGATATATTAGGTACCACGCAAATGGTTGAAGTAATTTATCTATTCGTTTAACGAAATGAGGATCTCTTGGAAATATTTTAAGTGTCATTTGTTCTTCGAGGGATTCTGGACATTTTTCTTCGCTTAAAAATTTACTTTCAAAGGGAAATACTCGTACTCTTTCCCAACAAGCATCATCCGGTCGTTTTATAGCGGGAAGTTTATTACACAACATATTAAGTTTAAACAACGGTACAATCTCTTTTGTACCCTTTCCACCTTCGTATAAATCTCGAGCGTAAAACGAATCGTTACCGGTAAGAGCTTTTAATAATCCCGTAGTTATTTGTTCATTTTGACCAGGCTCATCCATTACAACCCATCTTACACCCTTACCGGTTCTAGCCAACTCCGGTGCGGCTTGTCCCAATTTGGCTTTTTCTCCGGTTATAAGCGATGTACTTATTTTAACAGCCAAATCGCCCAACAGTTTTTCGAATAATCTTTGAGTAACCGATTTGCCGTTATCTCCGGATCCAGTCCATATACAAAATACTTTGTCGTGATTTCCACCTATAAATAATTGACACGCCTGATCCAAAAAATATCTACGAACTTCATCGTCCGGAAGTACTTTTCTAAAAAAATCGGCAACTTCTTGAATTTCTGGATCGTCCGTACTTTTATATTCTTTATACGCAGTAGATACCGATACAGATAAATAATCTTCTGGTTTTCCGTCTCTAAAACAATCGTTTTTAAAATCGTATACGCCATTCTTAAATGCTACTAAGTAAGGATCGGTATTTAATTTATCCGAAAAGGTTATGTTACGAAAAACTTCCTGGCACTCTTTCATAACGCTCGCTTTAAACGCGCAATTTTTACATTGTTTTATTAGTTTGGTAAGAGCAGATATTTTTTCATATAACATATTGGCTTCTATCTCGTCGTCATCCGATTCTACCTGATCGGATACTTTTCTTCTTCTTACTAATTTAGTATGATCTTTTCCCAATTGAGTGAGACGACGTTTGGCCTGTATAATATGTTCTTCAAATTGTGAAATTACGGCTCCGAAGTCGTTACTTATGCGTTCGCTTAAATCATAACAAGTTTTGTCCTCGTGCCATATGTGATCTTTAAATTGATACCATTTCGCGTTAACAGTGGAATATACGAATTCGTTTCCGTATTCGTTATATAACAATTTCGCTATATCGTTGTGTCCTCCGGCTACGGCTTTTCCTATTAACGCATTTGCCTTTTTTTTACATATTATTTCGTATTCACTGGGCGAATCGATTTTGGCGTAATATTTAATCGTACCAATGGTATATCCTCTACCTTTTTCTTCGCTCATATTACTCCATAAACAAATACATTCGGCTTCTCTAAATTTAGTAGGAATTCGTTCGGAAAACTCTAACCATAATGATAATCCCGTTGCATCTCCACCGGATACAGAATGTATACTAAATCCAACGGACAACCAATCACTTCTTTTATCGGCACGACTGTCGGATAATAATGGTAACAATTCTTCGACTTCTGCTAAATTTTCAGATATAGATTGTTGCGTAAATACCGGTCGACTAGTTGCAAATTTATGCTCCAGCAATTGTATAATAGGAGTGTTCACGGACGATTTTGATCTATAATAGTACGCAACACGTCCGTGAAGTTTTATAGATAATATTCGAGGAAGAAGCTCCACTACTTTACCGGCGCATTTTGTACGCACCGACTGTCCTACGAGCTTCGGCAAAATGTAATCTCCTAAAGCTTCTTCGAACGTAATTTCATCGCAATTACTAGAAAAACATTTTGTCGCAACGTACGGATTCGAATCTTGCTTTTTCGAGCCATACATCAACCAATGTACGGTTACGGACGATTCGTCTAGAAACTTGTAATGAACGTCTGCCGGATTCTTTTTTTTTTTTTTAACGGGTTTTTTATCGGATTCATCATCTGGCATAGAATGACCGTCGTCCAGAGTGTAGAGATCGTCAAACATATCCTTAATTTTCTCGGATACCATCGGTATTAAATACGCTTTCTGAACGTTTACGTCGATAAAACATTTAGGAAAATGGAGATGAAATCCATGCTTAATATACATTTGACTTTCTTGTACTATACGCGGCTTCTTTTGAAGCAAAACGCACGTTAAAGCATCTGGTGTGACATTTTCCAAAATATCATCGCGCAAAATCGATTGATATACGTATATAATTCTTTTTATTTGGGCCAATGTATAGAGATCTCGAATATTATCGTTAGGATTTATTCGAGTTTTTAAATCAACGTCTACGAGCACCGGAACTTCTGATAAGGGTTTTTCGGCTAAATATAATGCATTATTCGGTTCCGATAGCGCTTCGGTGTAATATTTCCAAAAATCTAATGCTCTAGACGCCCCGATGTTAAATTTACCTTTTATTCCTCCCACTAAAACGTGCGTATATAACCCACTTTCTCCAACTCGTGTCTCTAACAATAATTGGTTTAAGCGAATCATTTTATATAAATTCTTGTATACGTTAGTAATTGTATGACGTAATATTCTAAATTTTAAATCATATTTAATTCAAAGGCCATTTTCTAATCTAAATTTAGATTAGAAACGTATTTTTTTTAAGACACAATTACTTTGACTCAAATTGAAGGTTTCTTATTTTTTCCAGCGCGAGTTTAGTGTTACCTGTTTTGAGAACACTTTGTATATAGTTTATAAATTTATCCGCGTTATCGAAAATCCAGCGTGGGTCTATACCGAAATTAGATAAGAACCATGGTATAAAATAATCCCATCCACGAATTTTAAACATTTTGTCGAAACCGAAATTAAAATTATCTAAATTTAAAAATTCATCGTGTGATAGTTTAAAAGCTTTTAATAACTCGATATCATTACGAACTAACGCTTCTAAAACAATAAATAAGTAAAACGTAAATTCACAAGCGTCTGTATCGTCAATAAATGGTTTTCCGAGTCGATCGTACGCCCACGTATAAGTTAAAAACGAGGGAGTTCTATCTCTTTTGAAATATACGTTATACATCAACGTCTCATACATTGACTCGGTAAATTCTAATCCTTTCGACTCCAACCAATCGAGAATATATGTTCCATCTAAATCATGATCAATTTGTGTTTCGTCGTGATATATATCGATCGATAATTCGGTATTCGCGTATTCACGATCCAAAATTTGTTTTTTAATTCTGGTAGACCTGCGCAACCCCGATTCCTTTGAAATCTTATCGGTTAATAGTAATAGCGATTGACAAGTATATCTCATTTTTTATTAGAAGTAACACGTCGTAATGTGTAAAACGAACGATATTTTGCGGTTATATAGATGTTATATAAAGCCACATTTGGTATAGATTTATTATTTGTTTTGACGTAATATTCTCTTGTCAAAACAAATGGAAATCTTAAATCAATTAGACGAGTCATATTTAATTTCCGATCCTAGACTTATATCAGCGGCTCATTCCGGACAAAAATTACGATTGCGCGATCCGACATTAAGCGGTAAGGTATGTTTAAACGATGTTAAAACTGGATATTACAAAAATTATAACGATATACGAGCGGGAAATATAACATATTACATTTCGTCAGACACCACGCGTCCATTTATATCATATGCCGGAATGTTTCCGAATTCAATAAATATATTGTACGAAGACTATATCGATCCGAACGGTATATCAAAAGCCCATTACACTATACCGTTAAACACACGTTGTAACCGAAATACTGGATGTCTTACATATATATCGGACACAAATGACTCTAGATCTGATTTAATGGCGATGAATTTGTGGAAACGAAACCAAAATACTGGTTTCGGTTTCCCAAGACACAATTAACATAAAACCCCGCTACTGAAAATATGACCCCTAGAGACTATAGTACAATTAGAGCCGCGATTGAAACGTGTGTGTATTTTCAGACAGATATTGACGACCTAGTAAATCTTATTAAAACCGAATGTAAAGAAAATGGACTAATTCCCCTATCTGTCATTCTCGGATGTTCTCATATGTTTTGCAAAAATTGTTGCGATCTTTACACACCTTGTCATGTCGGCGAATGGATTAACTCTAATCCAGAATTGTACGATTCGGAAGTGTTTCTTTTTCGAGATATTCTCGACGAGTGTTCGGAGGACATATTGGTCGATATTACACCGTATACGTTCGATGAAGTAAATACGTTTAACTTCGTCTCCGAACTAAATCATACTGATAAATTAGCTCAATTATATACTGTTATTCTAGAAGTTTAATATACTACAGATTAGGCGTTATTTATAACTTTATATTTAAAAATGTCGATATATCACAACGTTAATATTGACCCGTTCTACAGACAACAATCGAATTCTCAATCATCGCGCGTTAAACAGATGGTTAAATCCCCAATTTTTGAATTTGAAGGACAAACGAGCCCGTTCGGAGGACAGTTGTTTAAATTCAATAATTCGGTGGGCTTTAAACAACCCGAACGGGCTCGTTTAAGTAAATATTCGTTTAATATCGAGCAAATAAATTATCAGTCTCAATTTCCCGGTAGAAAAAGAAAACCATCGCGCGAACAAGAACAGGCCAGGTCTAAGTCACCACTCGCTAAACATCGAAAATTATCGAATATTGAAGCCCTCGATCAAGTAAATTATCAGAGAAAACCGTCGCGCAAACAAAAACGGTCCAGGTATACATTACCACGCGCTAGTCATCAAAATGTTCCAAATATTAAAGCCCTCGATCAAATGATGCATAATTTATCATTTCAAAACAAACCAAGTAAAATGTATGATTATCATCATACTATAACCGGTGGGCCGGTATCTAGATTCAAACAATCGGTGGTTGATAAACAAATGGAACAGGCTCGTACAAATAAATATTCGTTTAATATTGAAACTGCATATGATCCACGAGCCTGTTCCATTCCGATTGGTAAACCTTCGAGTGAGAAGACACAACACACGCTTCAGCAAAAACGATCCAGGAATATATTACCACGCGCTAGTCATCAAAACGTGTCGAGTATTAAAGCCCTCGATCAAATGATGCATAATTTATCGTTTCAAAACAACCCAAGTAAAATAAATGATTATCAAAGTAAAAGACGGCCGGCTATTGTATTTTCACCGGGAACAATTAGAAATCCGTATATATAATTGGCATGCGTTTCAAAAGAATATATCAACGAATGTCCTTATCACATTTGATAAGGACACATTTGGTCTTAGTTAAACATCGTCGTCGTTCAATGCCTTCCTCCAGTTGAAGGGTTGGCGACGAGTAGAATCCCTCTCCAAAAGACTCATAATATGCATATTCTACTCGTTTTCTTGGGAATAGAGAATGCTTAAATTTACATCCACTTGTTCATAGAATGATTTATTATCTGAAGAGGGCGTCTTTGTCTCTTCTTTCCGGACAGATGCATATGTAGGACCAAAGGTCTTATCCAACTGATTCATTAGTATTGGCTGCTTCTTCTCGTTCTCTTGGTCTGAAATTGCTTTCTGTAGTATTCTGAGTTTTCTGTAGATAACGATGCTAAAGATAACCATTAATACCAAACTTAATGCGAGAATAGCGCACGTCACCGCCAGTCCAGTGGAAGATGCACTTTGGTCATATCCGTTTGTAGATCCACTTCGAACGATCTCTGTCATCTTTCTCCATTGCACAGTAGCATTCTTTTCCCGAGAGTAGAGAACATTTGCTGACGAACTGTGGTCAATTAGTTTCACAGAACAGACGAAGATCTGATCAGAATTTATATCTGCAGTGAAGCTGTATGTCAACAGGTATCTGTTTTGATTCAATGAGAGGGATAAATTAGATTGTCGTTTATGAACTGAACCGGAGAAATTTTTGATAGATATATCAAAAGATGCATCGGCTGACCCATTGAATGAAATGGAACACGTGAAGCTAACCGACTTTCCATCAAAAGCGTCCACTTTTTGAACAAATTCTGGCTCAGACGCCAAAACAGCTACTTTTGCTGTTGCTTTGGACGTAGGATTGACACAGTCACAATGATACACTCCCCATTGTGAGAAACTGGTCTTTTTTATTTGAGCAGTAATTTGAGACGCGTTTAACTTTATCACAGAATACCCATTAGCAATATATTCAGTAGCTCGTATTGTACCGTCGCTTTTATATATTGCAGACTGGTAGATAACAGATTTTTTGGAGCCATCGCTTCCCAGACTCAAGGAATTGATGGTACTTTCTCCATCGGTTTGACAAGTGAAAGAAACTTCGTTACCAACGACAACCACCTTATTAGTTGGCTGAACTGAACAGCCTGACCCAAACACACCCTGAGTCCATATTACGATTAAGAAAAGGAGTAACATCTTGATTATTTCTTTTATTTTAAACGTTTATTTTCTAGTTGACTATAAGTCATTTTTTATTTTTTAGTTGACTTATAAGTCGACAACCTGGAAACTGTTTCTGTTGGGTATATAGTAAGTCGAGGTCTCCAGTTAAACATACCACTTGCAACTAAACCATCCCGATAATATTTTCTATCGGGAAACCACGACCTATAGTAGATTCCACCTGCAAAATCCACGATATTCGATTCGTTTTGCCATCCAGAAAACACAATTCCGATATTCTTTTGCGGAGTTTCATATATGTTGACGCTATAATGGTATGCTCCTTCGTCGGAATGAAAATCATCCAATAAACTAAACGAACTAAAACGTCTCGTGAGTGAAAATTTAGATCCGATGAGAATAGTCGTTTTAGACGGAACTTCACCCAGTGGTACATCTGATATTATTCTATAACCCTTAGAATTGAAACGTACTGTCCAATCAAATCGTTTGTTTCCCAACGAACTAATGGGTTTTTCGTCACTCGGACAAATATCCAGCATTGCTTTCTTCAGACACGCTTTATATTTTCCGATACCTAGTGTGTATATAAAATGCCCATTTGCACGAACATCTGTCGAAACGTTCAACTCAAATTCGAGAAAAGTTGACATTTTAAGTTGGTTACTCGACAAACGAGTGACAGAATTCAAGTTTATGCTATGTGACACAAATGTTAATATTAAGTTTCGAATCAATTATATTTTTTCTTTCCTCCATAAAATAGCCACCATGTCGAAACGATCTGTAAACGACTCATTAGATAAAATAGTGATGCTTGTAGACGGTAACAATAGTATTGCTGTAAATTTACAAAACAAAATTCTTCGCCACATAAATTCGCTTAAGAAAAAAACCAAACCAACGAATCGCGGGGGTGAGAAACCACCCGGATCATCTCAGTTTGAAAAACCGATGAATGTAAGCCCCGAAATGTGTGAATTTGCCAACTGGGAAAAGGGTTGTCATAAAAGTCGAACCGATGTTACAAAAGTAATCTGGCAATACGTTACCGATAATAATCTAAAATTTGCAGAAAATAAACGAAAATGTACGTTAGACTCGAAATTAAAAGAATTACTAGGTTTGGACGTAGATAATATTAGCTATCCTCAAATACAAAAATATATCGGTAAACATTTAACAAATATAGTCGAGCTAGAACCACCTATTGAAAATGATGAATAAAATCGTTAATTGTTCATAACACATATGTTATGAACAAAACAAAACATATTAAATGATATTTGCGATTATTCTATCGGCGATATCGTGTATCGATCCACTATAATCGATAGTCTTGTTAGATTTTCTTAATTTATCGTACTCGGCGTCTAAATCTTCCAAGTATGACACGCTAATGTTTTTTTCACAATCGCGCTGTCTACGTTTCATTCTATCGTAACATAAATATACGGGAGTGTTTAATACCATGGTTATATCAGGAGACCATCCGATATTTTTGTACATCGACTCTATTAATTTTAATTCGTCGAATGTCATATGTCCACCCTCGTAATTTATTTTACTAAATATTAAACCCGATGATGGACTTCGTTCGATAAAAACTACCGATTCGTTTGAAATAGACAACATCTCGCGATGGTGAATATTTAGAGAATATAGTACATCGACTTGAAACGTAAACGCCCATCTTTTTTGATTGGAATAAAATTTATTCAAGAAACTCCACGAATCTATATTTTCTCTAAAAACGTAATATCCGCGTTTTTCTAATTCGTCGAGTACGGTGGTTTTACCGGCTCCGATATTACCATCTATACAACATATTAAAGGAACCATATTTCAAGATATATATTATACTCTTATTTACATTTATCACATTCGATTACACAAATCCGTATTGATCAGAAAGCTTTTGACACAGATTCCCTCTTGTAGGCGCCCGCGTTGGAATTTCTTCCATCCTCGCAAGGTTACGAACATCAATCGCGGGCATGCTATTACACTCTTTCAGAAACCACCCCGGTGCTAACGAACCAACATGAGATTGTGTACGCGATCGTGTTCGGGATCGTAGACGCGATCCGCGTGAAGCCCTTGACCCAGTCTTGGATTTGCTTCTAGACCTACTTCTAGACCTAGATCTACTTCTAGATTTATTTTTAGACCCACTTTTCCGCATTTGTCGGTTTAGAGGCATCGTCTTTTTCGTTATTGGAGAAAAAATTTTCATATTTTTTAATTCACGCTGTCTGGCAATTTTCTTCCCGACACCGACTCCTTTTGAGAAACAAGACGGTAAATTTCCGAAACGCACGTGTCCTTTAGGTAAAATATCTGATTTTCCGCAATATATTTTTTCGGCGTTTATCGGTTTATATTCGTCGTTATCGCGATCGATCGGTAAACTTAAACCTTTATCCACGCCGCTCTTGAAACATTCGTATCGCGTACCTATTACAAGTGTACCGTTCACAACTTGCTTGTTTTTAAAATTGTTACCACAATACATTTTTTATACGCCCAAATGATTTCCTGTAATTACGACATTTCCGGACGAATCCGGTGTAACCGTATAACATACATTTCCACTACATATTCTACCACCACGGCGCCTAGTATGACTTTTTCTCTTCGCGGGTGTAGTCGATACGATATCTATCGGTACAGAACGATATGTAATAGGCGCCAGATCATCGTTTGTGCTCGTAACCGAAGTCGTACTCGTATTCGTATGTCCAAAATATAATACGAGTGCGGTTACAATTAAACCGGTAAAAGACAATCCTCCGAACAATCCCAATATAATTTTTTTATTATTGCTAAATTTGCGTTCTTGGTCAAACGCTATATATCTATTACTTTCAACATCCATTATTTTAAGTGTACTAATTAAATTAGTTAACCTTTTTCGAAACCTAAATGTCATTTTTTTAAACAAACCTAGTATACCGTTTACTAAATATTCCACAACATATGTGTTGTGGAACAACTATTTACATTTACACAGTTTCATCACCCCACGGATTTTCCTTTCGGATTTGCTCTTTCTCCTCCGGGGAAAGATCGTCCGGCAGGTTAAATAACTCCCGAAGCTGTTCTGGAGTTTTTCCTTTGATCATGTCTGTCACCGTTTTCATGGTGGCCTCGTACAAATCTTTAATATTTAGAAAATCTGCCGCAATCATCATTCCAAATAATATGTCTTGCGGCACGTTGCAAAACTCAGCGTCCCATTCAGATACGACGTATTTATCAATCGGCGTAAGGTCGTCGACATGTTGATTACACCATTCGACGACCCTTTGTAAAATTTCCGATGTGATATTCGAAAAATGAATCGGATCATCGGACTCATCGAAACCCAAAGTTAAAAGCATGTTTTCGATAAGCTTCGACCGCTGTGCGGCGATCGCGGAGATTTCGAAAACTTGTCCTTCTGCGCTTTGTAATTTAATAGTAGCCATTTTAACCGACGTTAATAATTATTGAATAAACCGTTTTGCCAAAATCAAATTTGTGTATTATTTTCACACGATTAGTTTTACTTGGCAAATTTTAATCGTTTTTTTTGAGACGTACCGCAGTCAAAATTGGTTTCAAGTAAATTATTAGATTGAAACCAATCTTTCATATCAGAACACAATTCTTTCTTACTTTTGAGTAATAATTCCTGTTCTGTTGCTAAATTCATTTTAGCGGTTATATCTATTAATTTATTTTTATCATAATTAACGCATCTTTTTCCGACCGTTAACTTTCTGAGATCGATACCTTCTACGTCCTTTTTAGTTAAATTTCTTTCTTCCACGTTACGTAAACAAAAGTCTCCAGAAGAAGGATTATGTAATCCATACCAGCCTATAGGCGAAGTTATTAACGCCGTCGAACGTTCATCGTCTATTGTGCAATCTACAAACGAATTAGTATTCTTATCGTAACATCTTGCACCTATCTCGCTCATATGTAACCATATAGTTAATTTGTCGTTTCTCGTACCGTAAAATCCGCCATAAAATTCCAATATATCATCTCTGACCGATTTATTTAACCCGCTATTCGCTATATTTGCTAGCAAACATCCTTCTAAAATAACGCGTTGTACCGTGTATGGAAGTTCTACTATTAACGATCTCGTTAACGCGGGATATTCGAATAATTGAGTCACTAAATCTGGCAATGACAAATCGTACAAGTCTGATACTATATTTTTAAATACAGGCATCGGTGCTGCTTCTAAAATCTTGTTATTAGTATAATATTCGTTAAGATATCCACCGCTTTTACTATACGGATCTATCGTAAGAAATAAGGCAGATTTGTCTTTAAGACCCAAAAAATATGGAAATCCGTGTGAATTATAAAATAAAGTAGATTCGTTTATCAACGATAATACTGCTTCTGATAATAAGTCTATGGTGTACGTACCTTTAAAATCCGCATTTAATTGTTCGAGAGTGTATTCATTGTATCTACCAAACACGGTTTTAAGTCTGGCAGTTAGTTTAATTTTAACGTCCGATTTTACATCTTGTAAAAGATTATACGTGCTAGTGTCAAGAGGTGATCCGATTTTTCCATCGCACGTATACTCACACGCTTGATAATCGCATTCGCGTTGACCGTCGTAACCGTATACTTTATTTCGATTAATCGTAAGAGCGCAATCGAAAGCGTTTTCTTTTACTAATCTCTCTATTAACCTATTTACGATATCCTTTTTTTCTGCCGTTTCGTACAATTCTAAATCTATACTGGGTACGTTATATTTATCGTTTGGAATACTTACGCATTGATAAACATTAACGTGCACATCCGAATCGCCGCGCGCAATCAACGCGTTATGAGATCCGAGCCGCCATCCACGTGCTATAGCTTGTGCAATTTCTGAATAATTCCAATGAGCCGTTAAAATAAATTCGTTACGAATATTTTTAAGAGTATACCCTTCGTTTAAAACTCTACTACCTACAATAACGGATATGTATTCACCATCTATATTGTCATCGGCGTTAAATCTGTTTACTATTTGTTGAATTTGTTTCGTACTAGATTCGTATCTCGAACATAACGCGTATCTAGTAGATTTAGTATGTTCTGTTCCGAATGCGCGTTTGTATCCGAACGCTTCTAGTATTTTACATAATATTACAGCACCACTACCTCCCACGTATTGACAATATACGAAATGTTTAGATTTTTTTTGAGACGATAATATACTCACGAGCTGCGCATATTTTGTACTATATTTCTGTAGTTGATTTATATTTGTTATACTATATAGTAACGACGAGAGATTACGCTTATTAAGTACATATTTTTTATAACCATTCGAACCGTAACTTCCATCCGGATATACGAATAACGACGCCTGTCTTGAATTTATAAATATAGTTTTTGACGTTTTATCTTCGTGATACGCTCGGGCGTATGCTATAGATTGAAAATCATCCATATTACTTTCGTATATAATGTAATGACGTAATTTACCGATTGTGTTACCGATAAATTTTTTCATTACAGTAGATGTGGGCGAATTTAAATACGACACTCTTCCGCGTATTATATCGGCGAGTCTTTTACCATTAATTAATTTAGTGTGACTCGAGTTAAAATACGTTTTAACAAAAGATTTAACGTTAATTTGATTATGTAAAGGTAATAATAAATTCATTAAGCTCGCAAATTCGTCCGGGGTATCTTTAATAGGCGTACCAGACATGAGTATAATTTTTCGTCTAGTTAATACGTGAAATAATCTGTGAAATTCATCGTATATATTTACATTTCTTTTGGATTTAAATACAATATCGACCACGTTAAGCGATTGTTTTTTATCCGATTCGATATCTTCGAACGGTTCGTCGAGAGATTTATCCGAGTGGTCTCTTAGGTTATGAACTTCATCCAAAACGAATATCGTATCGTCGTACTGTTTCTTAAGCTGCACATTCGATAACGTGGATAATTCTTTGGCGAATGTTTCAAATGTTTTGAACGAATAGAATAAAGATGTAATTTTTTTTGTTTTCGCCGTTTTCTGAAATTCGGTAAGTTCGTCGTAATTATCGGGAATATATCTACCATCGGTGCACGTAAATATAAGTTCTTGTAAAAAGTTTTTGGTCAAACCTTCGCCTTTTGCGCATATAATCGCTCGTTTAATAGTTTTATCTTTGGCATAACGCAACGCTTCTATCGCTGCTACAGCCGTACACGTTTTTCCAGTACCTGGTTCGTGAAATAATAATAATTCGTCGTACGTCATCATGTACCGCGAAATATATTTCTGATGGTGTAAATATTCTCCGGGAATGGTTGGAAGAGGTTCAATTCTATCTAATTTCTCTATCGCAAATTCTTTTTTTGTTACGATGGCGTCATTAAACGCCGTTCCGTAATAAGGATCGAGTTCACTCGGTTCGATAAACGGAAATTTCGGGTAAAAGTTTGTGTCATATTGCGACATTTTCATTACGTTGTTTAATATATATATATATTAAAACTATGAACCAAATTGATT